ATAGGTTTGTTCCGTGGTGCTGATGAAAGATTACGAAGAAGAATGCAGCCATCCCTCAGAGAGCAACTGTCTTGGTATATAGCTTTACGTGGGTGGTACGCAGGAAGAGCCTTATTCCATGTTGACTCTAAAGACAAGGTACAAATTGATATAACACCTTGGGATATTATGCATACCTATTGGGGTGAGGGAGAGGAAGGGTTGGCATGGGCATGTTACAGAATACAAAAGACTAAAGATGAAATACTTCAGCAGTATGGTATTACATTAGATGAACAGGATGACGAAACACCGATAGATGTATTCGATTACTATGACGATGAAAACAATATTGTCTGTACTCAAGATTCTATTCTAAAGCCAGCCACCCCTCACAATGTAGGAAGAGTTCCTGTATTTATAGGAATGGTTGGACCGCAACCACTTATTCAGAATTTAGATGAGACATCTAGTACTGACACCATAGCTGACTATGGTGAGTCGGTATTTGTTGGCAATAGACAGATATACGATAAGCATAACTTTACTATGTCAGTCATGATGGAGATGGTAGCTAGGTCTAGGAAGCAAGGTATCAAGATAACTTCTAGAGATGGACAGAAGACTCTTGATGAAGACCCTTATAAAGCTGGAGCAGAAGTCGCTCTTGCTAATGGTGAGAGTATAGAACCCCTTGGACTTATGGAAGTAGCCAGAGAAACTGGTGCTTACATGGGATTGGTATCAGGTGAATTGCAAAGAGGAGCCATACCGCACACGGTATATGGTGATCTACAATTCCAGTTATCAGGATTTGCAATAAATACTCTTAGACAAGGTATTGATAGTGTACTTCGACCTAGGGTTACAGCTATGGAAGATGCCTATGCACAGATATCACATTTACTTTGTGACCAGTATGCTACTGGTATGTATGATCCGATAGAGGTTAGCGGTAGAGACAGGAACAGAAGTTTCTTTACTGAGGCAATACCACCCGAAGCTATGAACATGGCAGGTATGCCTGATATAACTATCGTTAGCCAGCTACCAGAAGATGATATGTCTAGGATGTCTATGGCTCAGATGGCTAGAGATGGACAGACACCATTACTATCTGATAACTATGTACGAGATAAGATACTCGGACTACAGGATGCCGACTCTATTGAAGATGCCATTAAAGAACAGATGGCAGAAAGAACTCTACCAGAGGCTGCTTTGTGGTCATTACTACAGGCAACCGAAGAGAGAGGAAGGGGTGATCTATCTCAGTTCTATTACGGAGAACTCATGCATCTGCTCCAGCAGAAGCAAGCGATGCGAGCACAGAGTATGATGCCCCAGCAACCACAAGGCGGACCCGGTGGTCCCGGTGGACCTAGCGGTGGACCCGGTGGACCTAGCGGTCCTCCTACGGCTGATCCTAGAGTGATGCCTAATGCTATGAATGGAACTCCTCCGCCTAGACCCAATCAGCCGGGGGGTCCTAATGTACCACCCGGATCACCTAGACCCGGAGCACAAGGAAATGGAACTGGAGATCGGGATTCACTAAGTGACCTTGGGTTATAACAATGTCGATAAAAAGATATTCTGTTAAGGAAGATGGATTATATACGGATACTGTCACCTCCACCTATACCCAATCGGCTACTAGAGATTGGGAAGAAGAAGAGTATTGGGGTATTGCATATGGCAGGGAAAAAAAACTTATTGATTCTCACCCCAATATGGAAGCAGGAAAAAAGTTCGATTCCGAATCACCTGTCCACGCATCTACCATTGGAATTAAAATATTTGATGAGATAGAAAAATCTCAGAATAAATTCGCTCAGATGATAGAACCTTCTGACGCAGATGTGGTCAAACAGGCTATGCAAAATTGGGCTGGTCAATTTGATCAAGCTACGCAAGAAGAGATTCAGAAAAGCGAAATATATCAAGATACACAAAAAGAACCTGATGAATATACTCCATTTCGTGATTACACTGTACTGAATAAGCTGAAACTTGATGAAGAGGTACAGGGAAAGCTAAAGCAGATTGTTTCATGGCAACTCGCAGGTAGCCTTGGATTTGATCAGTACCTCTTATGGAAAGAAGCAGACGATGAAGGTATGTCAACAGAACTCACAGGTATTGTAGACAACAGAGCACAAGCGTATTTTGATTCGTATGCAGACGGCACATGGGACTATGAGAAAGTTTTAGACATCCATAACAATACTTTTGAGACATGGAAAATGTATCGTCACGATTACTTTAGAGATCAGGGTGGGCAGCAAGAAGAGCAGCAACAAGGCAGAGATAAACAAGACATCCTAGATGACTATACAGGAGAAGGGTGGAATCCATTCAATGTCCAAAGTAAGCCCATTGATAAACCTGCCTTTCTCGATGAATTAATAAATTGGTATCAGACAACTGAGCATACTAAAGGCTATAGCCAGCAACAATTATTTGATGCTGTAAAAAATGATCTTAATGTTATTAATCATCATGAGGGATTAAAGGCATATAATATTTGGGTTCTTGATGGGGACGATGGGGATGATCTCTATTTCAAAGTATTTGGAATACGTAGAGGTGCAGAAGGCGATTCGCCTGCTGATTTTAAGACCTTACGTTTTACGGGTAGCTATCAACAGGCTGGATGGTCTGATATATATGAGACATTTATGAGAAATAAAGTTGGATTAAGTAATCCTAGTTTATGGGAACATAGTATGTCTCAGGGTATTGGCGGTGACCCGTTACAGAGAATTATATATTCTCAATATAATTTACAGGCTACAGAAGATGATCCTTGGAGAGGAGATTTAACTGGTAGCTTAGTTAAAGATGATGGAGCAGGCGGTACGATGACACCCGGCAAAATGTATGGAAACGATAATTATGAGATTTCTGGAGAAAATCCATACGATAAATTTTTACAGGGTTATAGACCACTTCAGGGAGATAATTTAATTAATACTATTGGTGAAGTTATTAATGTAATTAATCAAGAAGATTGGCAAACTTATAAACCAGAAAGGCAAATTGGTGAAGATAATCAATATACAGATATAGAGTTACGTGACTTTAGATGGAGAGATCGATATATGGATGATTCCAGTCATGCTGAACAGCATCAAGAATCATTAGCTGCCTTACCAATAATGCAAGCAACACCATTAGCATTAAGGGGAGAAACATCTAATATACTTAACAATCTGCATACGGCATGGAAGACTGATCCCAATAGGGATACTTCAGAAGGGTGGTTACAGTATGTACATAGGAATAATTATTTTGGTATGATACCTAAAGATGTAGGTTCTCAGCCAAGTAAAAGCAAGGAAGAGATAGACAGAGATAAACGTTATCAAAGTCATTTTCAGCAAGAGAAAAAACATAGTAGAGACTATTCCCAAGCTCCCTCCTATGAATTTGAGAATTGGGCTTAACACAAAAGAAATATATTAGGAGGACAGTATGGCAGACCCAAGTTTCGGAGATATTTTCCCAAGTTATAATACGGGTGCTTTTGCTCCTATGGGGGCAACCTATTCAGACTGGCTTCAAAGCCAACTAGGTGCTCAAACAAGTCCGTGGGCACAGCAGTATGCACAGACATTTGCTCCTTGGGCACAGTTACAATATATGGCATCTGGGCAAGTTCCGGGTAATATAAATACTGCAGGTGCAGCTAATCCGTATACAGGAAATCCATTTGGTAGTTATCTATCAGGAGGAGGATTTACCCCAGCAGATCAGGCTGGATGGACAGGATTAGCCGGTAATGTACTTGGTGCATTAGGGGCAGACCCTACTGGTGCAACTGAACAACAGTTAAGACTACAGGAAAGATTCGGCACTTCAGAGCAAGCCGGGGTAAGGCAAGCTGCATTAGCTGCAGCTCCAATAGTATCTAATACTCCATTTGCTCTTAGGGGCGAAACACAAAACATCTTGAATAGACTGTATGACAGATGGCTTGTTAGAAATCCTGAGTCTGGAGCAGGAACAGGGTATCTAGAGCAAGCTGGCAGGATGCAAGACCCTGTAGGTAGTGCTGCTGCTCTGCGTGACCCAAACTCATTGTGGGGAAAATTCGGTGTTGCATAAATGTCAAATCAATATGATTGGGCATCAGGGAATGAAGACTATAATCCCTTTAGTGACTTCTTAGAAACAGCTCCTCAAGCTGCTTACTATAGTCATTCTAGTGATTGGGGTGGACAACGCCAAAGCCAGTACTATCAGAATGAATTTCAAAATGTATATAACCAATACCTAGGCTCTCTAGGTGGAATGCTCAGAGAGGGTGTAATGCCTAATGCTGAAAACACATTTGCTGGTTATCTAGGTGACTATGATTGGAACCAAGAAAGTATTGGAGACTATCAGAGGGGAGACTTCACATCTCAGTTTAACCCCAGAACACGACAGATATATTTCTAATGCAGTTAGAATTTCCTAGAAGCTGGCGAGATTCTATAAGTGGATTACTTGATAAGGTAATGCTCGACAGAGAAAATTTAGCATTTGGTTCTGAGATGCTTCTAAGAGAAGTGCCATCCTTTTTAGTAAGCACAGTACAAAAGCAGTTACCCGGATATGAATCAGAAAAGTTAGGGACGGGTCAGGGACGAGAGGATGTATCTAGATGGACTAACAGAAAGATGAGTATGAACGATATTCTTAGCGATCTAACAAATGGTCTATATGACAATATAGATCAATTGAAAGGGGTATCGTCAATTGTATCGTTAGATAAAACCTTTGAAGAAACGGAAAAGATATTCAGAGATAAACTTTATGGTGTACCCGAAGGATTGGTACAGCCACCTAGATATAATATATATACACAAGAAGAAGTATTAAACGACCCCACAAAAAAAGAAGAGTACCACTCTAGGATTCTAGAACTAGAATCTCAGGGATATATAAGAAGTGAGACTTATCCTCATATAACTCTAAGAGAAAATCTTCCCACTTATAAAGAAGGTGATCCTAATCATCACGATAAAGTAGATTCTGGATTTTATGGAGAAAAATGGATTAGACCATATACGCAACAAGAGTTATCTAAAGAAGGATATTCTTTAACTGATAAGCCGAATGATCTTACTGGTGATGAGCTATGGGAAAAGATTCAACTAACAGTACGTCAGGGATATGTACCTCAAACTGCCGGACAGGCAATATCAGGAATAGTTGGTGATGTAGCTACTATGTTTGTTCCCATGATGGCTGGTGGTTTAGGAACAGCAGCAATGGGAGGAGGACTTTTAAAAGGAACTGCTAGTGCAGGACAGATGCTTTCCGCTGGTAAGGCTGCATTAGCTTTCGGAGCATATGGAGGAGGATTACAAAAATGGGGAGATTTAGATAGGGAAGGCGGAATATTAAATGCAGAGAATGACTTTGAAGCCGTAGCCAATACGCTTGAATTTGCATTAGGACCTATTCCCGGAACTGTATTAATAGGACAGTCAGACAATATCATGACCCACATTATGGGTTCTTTATCTACGGGTGGTTTTGGCAAAGCTAAATTTCCTGAGACAGCTAAATCGTTAGACGCTCTTTTTGAATATGATCCTACTGTAGATACAAAGTTTCTAAGTGAAGGTTCTGTTAAGTATAGACAGGCTTTAATGGATGCAGGTCTACCAGAAGAACAAGCTGATTTCTTTATGCATCGAGAGTCTATTGTATCTATAGCTACGACTGGTGATCCTGAATATATATTTAACCATACTAAAATACGAAAAATGTCAGAGGCAAGTGCTCAGGATATTTATGAATCCACTATGGATAACTCAAGTTTTGCGTTAAACGATGTGTTATTCCAGACAGATGAAACAGTAGAAGCCAAGAACTTTAAGGGAATGATTCCCAATACATCTGCTTACTTCAATATGTTTGAAGACCTATCGGGCACGAATCAACTGCAGGGATTTGCAGGCTTTAGAGATAGCACATTAGATTTTGATAAAGATAGATTAATTACGGCACTAGGTGGTCATAATCTAGAATCTAAATCTATGAATATACCTAATAATATATTAAAGAATAATCCTCAATATAGTACTTTAACTAAATATATGGGGATGGAAAATAACTTTATGGGTCTGACCAGATGGTTAGACCAGCTTGATGGTGATCGTGTCTCTCTTTCTAAAGTTCAGGAAAGAATTCAAACTCATGGAATAAAGATCAAAGCTACATTTGGTAGAGATGATTATGCTGATGAAGCAGGGCAGACATTTAATGCATTCACTCCCGGTGCTAAGTGGGATAGTGAAGTAATACTTCTTCAGGTAAATGTTGCAGATTTACCTGATGATCATATTATGAAAAGAAATTATGCAGGATTATTACAAGGTGACGACCCGTCTGACCCTAAGAGTTATATGGGATTAGAAATACAATATCCAGCTTCTGCTCAACATTATGGAGCTAATCTTCAAATAGTAGATACTTATGGAAGAGGAACAGGTCAAAGTTTTGGTGAAGTACTTATTACTCCTAAAGGATTTGAACCGGGACTTACCCCCCCTGTTACTGACAACATAATACAGCACGTTAGATTAGATACTGTACGAGATCATTTAACGGGAAAACTTGTTAGAAGAATAGGTGAATTTCAATCTGATACTAATCAGAAAATGGCTAATGTAAGTATAGGTGAATTAACCAATACTATTATAACCGGAGACAACATAGCGTTTCCTTTTAATATCAAGAGTGGGGATGCTAGTGGTAAATGGTTAATACATAACAGTAGAAATGACACGATTACAATAATACCAACCACCTCTTCAGATATTAGTGGTGCTGATCCAATGATAAATCGTTTATTACAGATGGTCGATGAGCCTGAGCTTTTTGAAATGATAGATGATAAGGGAAGTAAAAGATTTATAGCTCGTATTAATAGAGATCATAAGATGGCATCTATTAATAATGGAAAGAGATACGAGATTAATCAGTTTATTGCTGGTAAAACCGATCCTGCCGATCCTCAATCTATGTCATTAGATAAATTAGGCGATCAATATATAGAAGTAACTCTTTCTTATAAAACAAAGATAAGACCACAGGATACACAGTATTCATATCAGCAGCCTCATCCCGGAAAAGTTGATGTTGAGATACCTATAATCACTATTAAACCAGTTGATGAACAGACAGCGAAAATGAGCGAGCAAGAACTTATAGGCTATGAAAACCTTATGGAGCATCAATACGGTGGCACAGATGCAATTGGAGGACAGATACAAAAACTTAATGAATTTGATACTAATCTTTTAGCCAACGTAATACTTGACGGAAGAGTTAGGGGAAGCGATGTCGGTACTCCAAGGGCAGGAAGAGGTATAAGTAGAACATCTATTCTTTATGATGAAGAGCAGATAGAAGCTGGCGAAGCCTATTTTGCATTTAGAAGATTAGACCCTGATGAAGAAACTAAATATGTATCTTCAGGTGGAAAAGAAGGTCGAAACTCTTCAGTTGTTGTATTGGATGAAAATATGCAATGGAGTGTATTTCCTGATCAAGATAGTGCTAATGCAGGTATACGACAATGGATAATAGAAACAGCAGACCAGACTTTAGGTCAAGTCCCATTACCTCCTAGTGCCACATTTCATACAGGATATTCTAATCCCACAATGAAATTAATTCTTAATCAGGCAGCCCGAAGAGGAGAAGGAACAGTTAGTTGGTCTGGCGAACAAGATATGTATGAGCGTTGGGGAAAAGACGCATTAGCATATGCCTTTATGCATTATGGGGACCATGATGGAGCAACTATTCCAAAGACTATAGTTGAAGTTATAACTCCGCTTATGCAAAAAGCTGGATTTTCTAAGTGGACTGATGCAAATACAAGATCATTATTTGATGAAGTTACAACTAACATTGGAGTTGAAAGAAAACCTTTAGCAGAATTTAGAAAAGAATTACAACATACTGTAGTTGAACAGGGCAATCAAGCAACTGGGCTTGAGACACCAGTTGGCTTTACAGCAAGAGTAAATCAAGTATCTAGACTTTTAGAAGATAATGAAATTACAACTAATCTACTTCTTTATCAGAATACAGACCCACAGAATACTGGAGAAAAGATTGTACGTTTTCAGGCTAAAAAAACTGGTGTACCTTGGAAATATGCAGGTGGAATAAGAACAGAACTAAAAAATATAGATGAGTTGATTACAGAGATAGATAGAGTTATAGGTAATATTGAATATAAACCATATGAACTAGATGTTACGCATGCTAATGATGATGTTAATCAAGCTATAAGAGTAGTTTTAAGTTCTATTACTCCTGAAGAATTAAGACAAAGTTTAGAAACAATGAACGCTTCTGTTCTTCGTAAACTTGGTATAGATATACAGGGTAATCCTGCGACTTTTGAGCATATACCAGAAGTCACAAGGCTATATGACGATGCAACTGTATTACTTGAAATGTTAGAACAATCAGGAAAGCAACTAGATGATAGCCTAAAAGAATTAAGTGGGACCTTTAAATCTTTGTCTGAAACCCATACAAAAAGAACTGGTGTCTCCCATGTTTTGGGAGGTAGCGACTCTATGTATTATCCAAATATATTATTAGATAGTAAAACTATTAGTCAAAGTGAAATAGATCGTAGTCTGGCTGGAACAGGCTATACTCCATTTGTAGATTCTCTTGATGGAACTGTCTCTACAAATCCAGTAACTCGTGGTGGGGCTATATCTAGTGATCCTTTATCGGTAGATGGTTCAGTAGATTTACTAACTATTTTAGAGATGTATGGTATTCCTACAAATAGAATGACTAATGGTACTTCTCCACAAACAATACTGAACTTGTTTACTAACCTTGCTCTTGAACGTAGAGGGGCAGAAGGTCTTATTAACAAAGAAGCAGTCGATTCCATTGTCGGAATAAAAGATATAGCTAAATTAAAAGTCAGAGATGTTATCAATGAGAAGCACTTAGTTAAAAATGCTGGATTTAAACTTGATGACAATCTACTTGACCCAGCCTTTAGAGCAGAGAAGGGTCTTCCCGATCCAGATAACCTAGAAGGTGTTCCTCAAACAATTGCAGAAGCATTGATGAGAGAACAAATGACTATGTTCCAAATGAATAATGACATTATTCCTAATGCTGGAAAGGTACTAGGCATGACAGACTTCTTCAATGATGGAAGGGCTGTCATAAGTTTTGTTGAGTCTGCTAATTTACGTACAGGATTCCATGAGTTGGGACACGTTGTAAGAAGAATTCTAAATCCTGAACAGTTAGAGATAGCAGGAAGGGCAATATTAGGCAGTGATGCCTATGATGCCTTACCTAATAAAGGTTTATGGACAAGGGTAGGAGAGGAAGCGTTTGCTGATGCGTTCATGGACTTTGCAATGAATGATTACGCATCAAGTAAAGAGATGCGTAATATCTTTCAAAAGATAAAAGACTGGTTTATTACTATGGCTCGTTCAATTAAGGGAACACAGCTAGAAGAAAAGATGAATCCTGAGTTGACCCAGCTATTTGAGATTCTATTGAAGCCTAAGACTCCATCTAAAAGAAAGATATTTAATAATATTCCTATATCACAACACGGAGCTGCTCTTAATTTCTTTGGACATAATGAAAATACAATAAGATATTCCGATGACGGGACATCGATTGATGATAATGCTCAACAGATAATTAATAGGCTGTTTAGATCAGAGCAAGAAGGCGGAGAATTAGAAGATGTTATACCTCTACCTGTAGAAGAACTATCATCGTTAACCGACTTTGAAGAACTTATTAATAGTAATTTTGCAGAGAGTTTCTGGAAAGACATAGCGGATAAACCCGGAGTGAATCCAATCGTAGGTACTATGAATCCTTCGGGTGCTGCTAATGACCCCTTAAAGAAAGCATTGAGAGGATTAGCTATGCTTGAATTTGAGGGAGTACAGAAAGCAGATATAGCATTCACACGACTATCTAGATTGGGACGACAAGACAAGATATGGGGTGCGTTAAATGAAAAAGGATACATTGCAGATGGACCATTAAAGGGATTAGCAATAGGAGACATTATGTCTAATCCTAATAATCCTATATGGAAAGATAATCTAACTCCAGAGATGAAAGAGTTTACCAATACATTTATAACTATAAGTGAAGGTAAACTGCAGATGTTTAATGCTGAGAGTATAGATATTAAACTGCTTGATTTTGAAGAAGGTGGACACTATATCGATAGAAGAGTTATGGGGAAAGTTCAGGAGAATGGAGAGATAGTAGATATAGCTGTGATTGGCGGACCAAGTAGGATGGGTAAAACAAGTCAAGAACGCAATAGGGTATTTCCAGATCAAGGGTCTGCAATTGAGGCTGGATATAGGTATATGAAAGAATCGGATGCTTTGTATGTAAACCTTGTTGGAATGTACAGAAGAATAGCCCAGAAAAGATTCATGGATTATCTTGTTAATAATGTAGTTTCTACCAGATCAACTGCTGTACCAAAAAGTGTAGCTAACGCTAGGGTCTTTGCTAAGAAAAGAGTAGAGGGTGCTAGAAAATTAATGGAGCAATTGCAGAATGCAAGAACAGGTGGGCAGATAAACGCTCAAACTCGTAAGGCTCTTGAGAATTTACTGCCAGAGATAGAGGGAATGCTTGATGATGTATCTAGGATTAGTCTTCAACAGTTAGTTAAAGCAGGGAAAATAGCTGCTGATCAACCCACAACATTTGTTCCTAACAAGAAAATGATACGAGAACTATTTAAAGGGGTAAAGCTAATAGAAGATGAGATTGCTGTGCTTGAAACAACTGGTCAAAAAGTTCCTGCTAATTTATATAAACGATTAGCTGAAATGAAACAGAAACTTGGATTTAAAAAGTTTCAAGTGGCTGAAGCATACAAAAACTTTGAAGAGACAGGTAAGTTTGAATATACATGGAGTAAATCAGCCACATCTATATTAATGGAAGATAGGATTGGTGCTATAGATGAGGTATTAACTGCCATTAGAGGAGAACGGGTTCTTGATAAGTCAGGTAATACTAAATATATAGGAGGGTTGTTATCTGACCTACAGCTAGAGTACGCAGAGATTAATGACGACTATCTAAAGGTAAGAGATGAATTAAAGAAGGTACATTCAGGAGAGTCTACTATCGCAGGAGAAATACCTGCGTTTTCAGGGAAAATATTTACGGAGAATCAAACTGTACAAAGAGGGATTGGTAAACAGACCTATACAGGGGCAGAGGTTGTTGACGCAATTAGCAAATCTATTGTTAAGAACAACGAATGGCATAGCAAACTTAGTGGTATCCAAACTTACAACCAAGCCTCTAAGTTCTTTATGTTAGCTGGTGATCTATCTCCTATATGGATACAGCTAATACTGTTGACAGGAGCTTCTGCTATAGACGCTCCTCTTGATGTCTTTAAGATGGGAACTAGCTTAGCTAGAACAGGGTCTTTTAATAAAATGGAGAAGCCACTCCTTTATAAATTATTTAAAGGTGCTCTTCATGCATGGCTGGATGAAACACACCATGCTAAATTACTCGATGATAATAAAGATTTATTGTTAAAGCATCCCGGAGTAAAGATTTCTATAAGAGGAACTGAGTTTACTTCCTTTGCTAAAGATTTAGAAAGATCAGGGTTTCTGAGATCAAAGCCAGTAAAATTTGCAGGAGATATACCTGTAATTGGGCAAGCTGGAAAAGTGTATGGTGAATTCTTTGTAGGTTCTGCTAGGGCATTTGAAACAATGATGGATGTAGCTGCTATTCATTTATTACAGGCATATGATGATATGGCAATTGATCCTAAATCAATACAACAGTTAGATGATTTCGTTAATGCTATAAGAGGAGTTGGGGCACCAGAAAGAATAGGTATATCTAGAAAACAAAGACAATGGGAATCTGTACTCTTCCTTGCTTCAGGTTATAACAGAGCAATAGCTGCTTTATTTACACAGCTTGCCAAGGGTGGAATAACTGGAAAGTTAGCTAGGAGAAAATTCGCAAAAGGAATAACAGGTATATCTCTTATAGGTGCAGCTATTAGTATAGCTAATGGCGAAGATGTGGATGAGCTTATAGAACACTATGATCCCACCAGTCCTATGTTTATGACTTGGAATCTTTTTGGACAGAACATAGGTCCGGGTTCTAAAATTAGATCAGTAATAAAACTAATGGCTGCATTAGCTGTATCTACAGATGATGATGCAGAAGTACATATAACAGATTTTAGAAATATGGATCATCCACTTGTAAGATTTGCGAGAGGATTAGCCTCTCCATTTATAACCGATACAACAGATCTATTAACTGGTTCTAGTTACTTAGGAGAAAAGGTAAGTCTCTTTGAGCCTTGGACTGTAGCAGAACATATATTACTTCCTAAGCTAATGCCTATATGGGCACAGTCTGCAGTTACAGAAGGAGGATCAGCAGACGAAAGAAGTGTACGAGGGGTAGCAGAATTTGTGGGCTGGAGAGCATATCCTGAAGGGGCATATCAGATATTAAATAATTATTCTAAAGAATACTTAAATATAGACTATAAAGATTTAGAACCATTTGAAAGAAAGATGTTACGAGATATTCTTAAAAATGATCTTGATCCATTGACTTATGAGCGTGCACAGCAAGGTGACTCTAAAGCAATATATTGGATAGAGTTAGATATTAGAGATCAAGAAAGGTTTGCTAAAGAACAGCAAGCCCTTGAATATTATTGGAACCCTAGGCTTTCTGATAATCGAGGATGGAAAGATAATCCTTCTGAAACATTACAAGAAGTATTTGGTCAAATACAAGAAGACTTTGCTCAACAGAGAAATGAGTTAAATAATGAACATGGGATGTATCAAGATGATAATGACTTTGATGCAGATGATCCACACAAGCATGCATTAGGTGCATGGTATAACGTATTCGATGAGGTTGTTGATCCTAAAACAGGACACTTTAATCATGATAAGTATAAAGCTATTACTGAAAAATACTTCTGGACTAGAACCAATCCTGTAGGAGGTACTTACGGAGAGTCAGCAGATTATATACGGCGGAATACTCACTTTACAGAACATCCTGAAGATTTGTGGAGTTTGTTACCTTCTAGTACTACAGATAAATGGGTTACGTCAAGCGAAGAAAGACAAAAGTTCTTATCGGGTAGGGGTAACTGGAAGGCTGTATTGGACAAAATAGGTCTTGGTCAGTAATAATATCCATTGACACCGGAGTTTAAATTCAACATAATCGGAGATACTATGACGATTCAACCTCAGCTACCTTTGGATGAACCTGTAGATAATACTGAACAAAGTACTTATACTGAGTACGGTTCGGAGCAGGGAAATTCAGCAGAGATTAATCCTCCTACTGACACCTCCACAGAACAAAGCCCAGCGGTTGATAGTACGCTTCCGCAAGTTGAACAACAAACTCCTGCTCCGAGCTTAGACATAGAAGCTGAAAAATTAAAGTTGGCTTCAGATCAAGCTAAATATAATGCTCAGTTAGAAAGAGATAGAACTATTTCAGCCCTAGAAAATGAGGCTCTCCAAATGGAGCAGCAGCTTATGAATCAGGGCTTAACCCAATCAGATGCAAAGTCTCGTACTTATACTCATTTGGAAGGTCGTGTTCAGCAGATGCATCAAGAACAAACCTTACAAAGTAAAGTACAGGTTGAGCAAGGAAAGCGAAATGCTTCTGTACATTTCGCTAAACAATATAATTTAGGTATTGATGCATTAGGAAGATTAGAACAGGCTCAGAGTCCAGACGAGATGAAGACGATAGCTGAGAATATGTCTAATTTGGCAAAGTTAGAAAGGGAGAATGCAGAACTCAAATCAAGACTTGCACCTCAGCAGTCCTTTGATACGAATACTCCTACTCCAGCAGCAGCCACTAATGACGATAGACTGTTAGATGCTTATCTAGCAGGTGATAGATCAGACGCTGCCAATAAGGCAGCAGCTAAGTTGTTAGGAATATAAGGAGGGCGTAATGGCTCAAATAGCTACAACTGGTAACCTTGAGAAGGCTCAAAAAACTATCATAGCCACAGCTCGTTATACTGAAGAGCATAACGCCCCAGCTATGGCATTGATAGAGTCGATGAATCTTCCCAAAGGGGCGAGAAACGTAACAGTCCCTAAAGTGGGACAGATGTCCATGAGTGACCTGACCGATGGTCAGGACATTGTTGACGAGGAAGACATAAGTATGACTACCGTTGATCTCACAGCTAGTGAGGTTGGGGCTAAGATTATCCTGACAGATAAACTAGTTAGACAGATGTCTCAGAATGTGTTCTCCATTATTGGGCGACAGCTTGGTGAGGGAATGGCACGAAAGAAAGATACAGATGTACATGCTTTGTACTCTGGTCTGAATGGTGGCACTACTCTTGGTGCTGCTACTAAAACTATGAGCCTTGCTAACATAGCAGGTGCTATTGCTTATACAAAGGCAAATAATTTTGGTACTCAGACATATATACTTCAGCATCCAAATGCAGTATTTGATATAGCTAATACAGCAGTAACTGCTTCTTCTACATATCCAGTACCTGCTGGATGGTCATCCGATTTGTTAGGAAATTTCTTTAGCGGTCTTAGACCTTTAAATGGAGTACCAATATTTGAAGATGGAAACCTCTCAGTCGACTCTAGTGACGATGCTATTGGGGTTATTGCTGATAAGTCTGCTCTCGTGGTACTTAACTCGGTAGACACAAGAACAGAAAGACAAAGAGATGTATCTCTGAGAGCTACAGAAGTTGTGATGACTGCTGACTATGGAGTATTTGAATTGGACGATAGTCGTGGTGCTCCTCTTACTTATGATGCAGCAGCTCCATCGTCAAGTGCGTAAGGAATAAATTATGGTTAGCTTTAGGGATAGAAAGGCTACAAGACAAGAACTGGTTGGTGCTGGTTATTCTTGGGAGTATCTGGATACATGGCAACCAAAGACAGTCTTATATAGGCATGCCGATGGTTTAAATATAGAAGGAGATGTCGTTCATCCTCATGGCGGAACTGTTAAAGGTGTACCGGGGAACCCTGACTATGTTCTTAGTAAGGCAAAGATAGGGTTCTTCCCGTACCCACCAAATGAACATTGTAATTGTGCGTGGTGTATAGAAAGAAAAGAAAAGGAAGTAGCTGTAACGATTGACCGTGGCTCTTCTTCCTCTAAAAAATAACGGTTGGTCGCAGGGGGTAAACCCTGTAAATAAATAACCTTTAAGGAGGTTTGTTATGTCGTTTCCAGATTTTATTACTGGTGAGGCTGGTTGGGAAAAAGTCACTACTTCTAGTAAGAGACATGCGCTTGGAACCAAGATGGTTATACGAGATAGAACTTTTAGATATGTAGAAGCTGCAGCAACAGAAATAGGTGAAGGTCTTTTAGTTGGTCAGCAAGCTGCTGTGACTACACAGGACGATGACCTTGCTGTAGCCACTACCGCTGCTGCTGGAGCCACAAGTGTTTCTATTACTCTTGGCGGTTCTAATGCCTTATTGGTAAATGAGTATCAAGATGGATACATCTTTAACAATACCGCTGCTGGAACAGCAGCCTTAATGTATAGAATTAAGTCTCATGCTTTAGCTGCTGCAAGTGCTGCAGTAACTATTTATCTAGATGAGCCAGATGGACTTGTTAACGCATGGACGGCTGGAACAGATGTTGTAGGTTTAATAGGAAGTCCTTGGAAAGACATTGTTGTTGCTCCAACAACTACACTAGGTATGACTGTTGGTCTAACTTGCAATACTATTACTGCAAGCTACTACGGCTGGGTTCAAACAGCAGGACCAGCACTAGCTCAGATAGACGCTGCTGCTACAACAGCAGTTGGATCAGCACTAATGACTGGTACAAACCACGTTGGTCAGATGGAACTTTTAACATATGAAGACGAAGCCTATCGAGCAGTAGCCACTTTAGGTAGCTTGGCTGCTGTAGATAATGAGTGGGCATTTGTACAGCTTTGCATAGAGTAGTGAGTCCTGTAGAACTTTGGACTCCTCAAGGATCGGCACTTACCTCCACCGTTATAGGTGGCAACAATGCTGAGACAGGGGAGTCCATCACTATTCATACTTTTCACTTTCATGACAAGGAGAGTGGAAGGCGATCCGTTATAAAGATACCTGCTGACTCATCAGTCTCTCAGTCTCATATAGAAGATATGGCAGCTCAGTCATTTGAAAACTGGCTAATAGAAGTTAAAGTTAAGGGCAAAGTTAATAAGCCTACCCCTGAACAGAGAAAAGAAGTTGGTAAAGCTATAAGAGAGTTTAGAGAGTACGCTGCTAAGCGTAGAGAAAGTACAAACAATAAGAGGTATTACAAAGGATTAGTATGATAGAACCTACAGTAGAAGATATTAATGCAGTCTTGTCTAACAACAAGGAAGCTGCACAACAGCTTCAGATAGTTACTTTATCTAGAACAGTTAGAGAACAAGAAGAAGAAATAAAACAATTAAAAGAACAGTTAGTAACTAGTTCTAATAATGGCAAAGGAAACGCCAAAGAATTAGAAAAAGTTACATAGGAGTCTGCCTTGGTTATACAGAAACGTACTCGTCAAGAGATCAGGCAGTCCGTTGGATATAACCTTGGGGCTATGCGAACTGGTACTGCTTACGATGCAGGATCACAAACCACACTAATATCCCTAACACTAGTTGGTGGTGATGATAACTATAATGGTAAGTGGATTGTAGTTAACGATACTAGTAACTCTAGTAATATTGAAACCACAATCATTAGTGACTACACAGCATCTACTTACAGCCTAACATTTCAACAGCAACTATCTTTTGCCACGGCTGCTGGTGATACATACGAGATATGGGATTCTGATTATCGCCCTGATGCTATCAATGAATTCATTAACCAAGCTATCGTTGATGTGACAGGTCATGTGTATGACCCAATGGAAAGCGATGACCTACATGCTAATGGCAAAACTGCTAGGTTCGATGTACCCAGTAACTTTAGTATGGTTAATAGCATCCAATACAGAAGTGAATTTATTTGGACTTCTATTCACCAATGCAACGCAGTATTCGATTCAAGTGTTGACTCTGACTTTACTGCATCTGTAGATAGCGAAGACCATAAGCAAGGTACTGCTAGTAATAAATTTGTTATTGCTGCAGGTGCTAGTGCTGGTGATATAGCAGGAGATACATTTACTGCTAAGGATATAAGTAAGTACGACTACCTAGAATGTTGGGTTAAGAGTACTGTTGCTACTTCAGCAGGAAATCTAAAGATACATTTGGATGATGCTGCTATTACAACTGTTACTATATCGGCTGGTACTATCTTAGAGTCTTTAAATGTTCCTGCTCTTAGTGCTGACACATGGACATATGTTCGTGTAGCACTATCTAACCCTGAGTCCAACACAGCTATTGCTGCTGTTGCACTTGAATACGATAGCGATCTAGGTGCATGTACTGTACGCATTGATGATATTAAGGTAGTTCAGAATGACTCAGCTACATGGACTAGTGTACCCAGTCACCTTTGGAGTATAGACAAAGTAGCAGAAGATATTGTGTTGAATAGAGATGGTGTTCAGTTTATTGGATACAACCTACTAAAGGTTAAGGGTGGAGATAAGCCAGCTACACTTACATCTGATACAGCCACATGCGAAATAGATGATGGCTATATTATTAACAAAGCTACAGCCTTAGCTTTATCCTCGCAGTCAGGTGGTCCGTCTACTGATCCTGATGCCAGAAGACAACAGGCAGCGTTCTATTAT